TATAGATAGATTAATTAAAGGAGTTTAGAATGAAAAAAATAATTTTAGGGTTGAGCGATCTTGATTACATAATAGACGAAAAATTGTCTACTTTGGGATATGAGGGTGTGCCAAAGAAAGACGGCGCAATAATTGTTTATTACGCACCAGAAAAAGTCTATGATCATGTATATGAAAAAGCAAAAGAAGAATTGAAAAAGTAAGGAGTTTAGAATGAATGATTTAAAACAAGTATCAACAACATTTTCAATAAAACTTAATACCAATAAGATTTATTATGATCAAGAAACTAATATTAAATTATTTAGTTTGGGTATTAAATCAGGTGTCTGTGGTAATTTTGAATTGGATAAAAAAATATCTGAGAAAGAGATTGAGCAAGTAGCAGATATAATTTCAGGTTTTGACGGAAGATATAGCTATTTTAAATTATGGTATAGTACACCAATTGAAAGCTACAGACTAGTTTTTGGTTATAAAAAATAATTCGTTCTGATGAGTCCTAAAAGGACGAAACGCCGAAAGGCGTCAACGAATATTAAGGAGTTAAACAATGAAAAACTTTCAATTTTTATTATTATTAATTCCTTTTCTGTTTCATTGCACAATGGGATTTCAGACAAAAACACTAGAAGAAATATTATATTTTTGTTCTACTGAAATAGAATATAAGTCAGATAAAGACGCTCATGGAGTTACTAATTATTGGCAATTACCATCAGAAACACTGGAAAGGAAAACGGGGGATTGTGAAGATTATGCTATATTGGCAATGCATTTATGTGAAGAAAACTTTATTGAATCAGAAATGGTAATCATAAAGGGTAACACCTCAACGCATGCCATACTAGAAGTAAACAGTAAATGGTATGAACCAATACTCGGAACAGAACGAAAAAAAAATATAGATTTAGTTTATGAGCGCTATATGTATTTACAAGCGTTATATATGGCAACAAAAACATGGAATTAAAGGAGTAAACATGAACAAATTAATTATTTTGAATGCAGGCGATGTAAAAGAGGACACTTACAACGGGCGTAAAAACTGGAACGCCTGGTGTGATGTAGTCTGGAATGATCAAAAAATGGCTGGATATGTGAAAAGCTATACCAATAGACTACAAATCCAAAAAGGTGAATATGTAGAAGGTCAAAACGATGTTAAAGACATTAAACACGCATCAGGACAAACTAAAAATGGTAGCATGTGGAATTCATGGACTTTACACGTAATGCCAAAAGAAAACCAAGCTTACAAAGGATTTCAAAAGATTAGTTTAGAGCAACTAAATGAAGCGCAATACAAAGCTTATTCAATGGCTCAAGCTGATATAAAACACCAAGCCGATGGCGCAATAAAAATACCTGAAAGCGAATTTATTAATTTATATAAATTCTATCTTGGCGAAATACTTGATCATGTAGAAATACCTACAGTAGAGCAAAAACTAAAAGATTTAGATATAATTGAACAAAATGAAAAATCCAACAATGACGAAATACCATTTTAGAAATAAAACGCCGTGGTGGGCTTATATTGCAGTCTGAGGGTATATTTAAAGGGTGTGTTTAACTCCATTCACCGATGGCTTCATAATCTAATCTAACTGATTCATCACCATCAAAATCATTATTGTCATTAAAAAACTGAATATGGGCAACTGTAGTTGATACACTAACATATCTAGCTGCCGTCATCCTCCGTCGTTCGCTAGTATCAAGATTAGCTTCTTCCCTATACCCCCCAATCAATATCCTTGGAGCCGATGAAAAAGCCTGGGCGTATGTGATAGAAGCATTCGCCAATTGGTCGGCATCATTAAGTGTCCGCAGCTTGTATTTTATCATATGTTGTATTTGCCATTTTTTACACCTCGTATACTATATATATCCATCCTCTGTTATAAGAGGTTGAATTAAAATTGGCATTATCAAAACGCCCTCCAGTTTCTCTGTTTAAATATAAATTAGTACTGTCTCTAACTTCAATTGTATTGTGGCCACTAGTCGCCGACGCTGAACTTGACAACAATGGTATCCTATAACCATCTGAATCCTCTCTGATAACAGCACTTAAATGTCTAATATTTGTCCAAGACGACCCCAATCCATGAGCAATAGGCCCTCTGTTTGACGTGGTGTCCATATTCCAATCGCCAATAGTTAATATTTTTGTTTTTAGTGTAGTACCACCACTGTTATCAATCCCACCTGAAACAGTAATTGATCCTGTAATTGATGAATCACCACTAGCCGTTAAATCTCCCCATATGTCAATGCCTTTTTGCATCATAATTTCATCGTCTACATTCCCAACCATAGCCCCCTCAGTTGCGTATAAATCATAACCTATCTCAACGCCTGCTTGGCCCGAATGTAATTCTATAATTATATTATATGCACTGTCCGAAGGCGCAACTCTGAATTGATTGGCCCCTGGAGCCCCCGTCACTCGTGTTAAATCGGTTGTGTTATCCACATCACGCAATAAAACAGGCCTGGCACCCGTTAAAGCCGTTGCATCAATTACAAAGGGTAACGATAAAAAATACCTTGTAGGTGTCTGTACAGGGAAATTAGCAGCAGCCGGAGCCGTAACATTAGGATAACTACCGCTATAATAGGTACTTTGTATATGATGATATTCAGTAACCGCATCACTTGCAAACGGATCATGACACGGTATTAATTCATTAGCCATTTTTAACTCCCGTCATAGACTATTGTCTCTAATTTATTTAATTTTTTGTCCATATCAAAAAACACATCATTTGCCATAAGATCATATTCACTTAATTTTATATGGCAACTATAGCCATTTTGATCTACTACATAATTAATTTGTTTAACGTTGCCTTCATAAACAATTTTACTATCTGCGTAAATACTTATCTGATCAATATTTACAGTGGTTGCACTGCTTGGGGCCGTTGTAAACCTTAAACCAAAATATTTAAAGTTATCTGTCAAACTTGCCTCATAATATTGCCACGTATCCAATGAGCTAATTATAATAGGTATTTCTACATGAAATAAATCACCGCTGCTTGTAGGAGCTCCACCTGCACTTTCACCAACTGACCATATAAGCTCACCATCCAACAAAGCATTATCAGAACGAATCATAAAGCAAATCTTTTCTAATCCAGAAAATCTTTGAATATCATCAAAAGTATATATAATTCCATGATTCAAAGCCGAACCGATAAATTTTACACTTCCAGTGCCTTCTTTGAAGTTAGTTTCATCAAGTGCTATGGTTCCATGGCCCGTATCTGACCAGGAACCGGCTTGATAATATTCATCCTCGCTTTGTGTTAACGTATCACAAGAAATAATTTGTTTTATGACTTTTTCTTCTTTGTCTTCAATCCTCACAAGGTCACCAATTGCCGGTCTATATACATCTATGTCAAGATTTTTAACGTCAATTGTTAACCCTACCGTTTGTGCTTGTAATGCAGCATAAGCCAAATCTTTGGCCTCTGTATCGCTTACGTTTTCCGTGTCCACGGTGTATTTATCCTCTTTTATTCCAACATTGTTTTCAAACTCTGTCAATATAGGGTAATCACCCCCAGCGGCATCGTAACCAACTTGACCCGCTCGACTGACCGCACCAGTTCCAGTTTTTTTAAATACTTGGTATCTAGTAACTTTTATAGTGCTATAATTTTTCTTCACGCTTATTTGTGTATAATCGGGCATATCAGAATATAACAACCACTTTGTCAATGATGTACTTGGTTGGTATATTTCAAGAGCTTTACTTACAAATACGCCCCATTTTCTATCATCTAACCCATCGACTCTATCTTGAATAATAGAACCTATTTTTTTATATTCATAATCAGGTGAATATGTAGTTGTTGACCCCGTATCCACTAATCCAGCATTCCAATATACTTTTGAATCATCTTGAACAGATTGAATAATAGTTTGCAATATTTCACTATCTGTTTTTGATGAAAAAGAGCCGTCATAAAGTAGGTGATTCTCTAATCTATTCCGCCATGGTTTACAAGGCAAAGTCCCGCCTTTGGGATCAATTACATTTTCAATTATTCCTACATACAGCAAAAACCCGTCATATAATACATTAATTTCATCATTCGAGTTAATAATAAAATCCACCTCTGAAAACCCTATAACCGCATTGGCGCAACCTTTTTCATTAATTTCAAATTGTATTTTATTAATCGGGCAATTTTCTTGACCTAGGTACCAGTCTTTTTTATATCCACTATCTGACGAATATATATAAACATGCCATTTATATTGACTACTTACCGGACTTTGTAGATCAGTAAGCTCAATAGTCTCACCGATCCCATGCTTACCAATATAATAAATCATAAATATCTTGCCTCAAATGAATAAGCGAATGTTCCAGCCCCTGAACAAGTGACGTATACATCATTTGTGCCGGTTGGAATTGTAAACGGAGAGCCATTAACAATATAATTTTGTGGTGTTTGGTCTATAGCTGCAATTGTCATTGTGTTGTCGCTTGTATCATATACAACTTGATCTCCTGCATTGAACGCACCACCAAGTATAATCCCATTGCCATCGCTATTAGTGACTTTAAACCTTGTTTCATTTCCCGTCGGTGTGAATTTAATTTGTAGTGGGCAATCTACATCACCGCCATTTGTAATACTGACATTATGTTCAGTACTATCAGAAATAGCACTTGACCCGGTGGTCGAGCTTTCAGCTTCAAAAAAAGCTTTCTCAGTTTCAAAGTTAATGGTTATTCTATCGCTAATTTTCATCGTATTATAGACTTCATTAGCTTTCAACTGAGGATAAACCTTTATCTTTGTCCACGTGCTTTCATCTGAAAGTAACCGTCTTAACCATAAATCAGTCGAACTTGGCAAAGTTAAAAACCTAACCAAAGTTTGTCTATCACTTGAACCAATCGGCACAGGGCTTTCACGAAATCTAAATGTTATAGATATTTGTCTATTGGTATACCTTCCAAAACCTCTATAAACAGCACCATTACCCCCTGCGTATTGTACAAAATTGTTAATCCTCCCAGGATAACCGAAAGAAATGACTTTTGCATTAGAATCAAGGTTGTATGTATTAGTACCGTCATATAATTGGTAATGTGTAGCCATTATCTGCTTGCCTCTTGCTCATATAATTGCATAACTTGACCAGCGAAATAATCCGCCGTCTCCCTGTCTCTTATTTCACCGATATTAAATATCATTGTCATTTCACCCCTTGACGATTGACCCGCAGGAGTTACCGTTACCCGTTCACCCGATGTTAAAGCAATGTTAGGTTTGAATGAGTCATTGGGGTAACCAGCCGGGACGGTAAATTCACCGCCATGTTGAAAACCGAAAGGATTATCCCACCAATTGCCGCCGCCACCACCGCCTCCACCCCCCAGGGCATCATTAACAGCTCCAATTGTATCATTAATCCATTGCGCAAAGGCTTGCAATTGTTTGTTGACCTCTCGTAGTGGGTTAACAATATGAATCAATAGCCCGGCTAACACCTCAAGCGGAAATTGCAAAGCAATCAATAACGGTAAAAATACTTCTAGTAACGTATTAACTACAATTAATATAGTAACTAATATTTTCATGTGAGGGGCTAATATACGCCCAACCTGCATTCCTAATGTTACAAATTGCTCAAGTAAAACATCAAGAAAAGGCGCTAATTCATCGATAGTGGGCGCAAGCCCGTCTTTAATTAAATTCATAAAAACTGTAATAGCTGCTATAATACCACCTACAATCCCCCCACTTGCAAATCCTTGGACAACTGCACTTATACCACTTGTAATTTCACCCAAAAGCCCACCTGCCTCTGCTCTTTGTTCAGACAATTCTTTTAATTTGTCTATTTCATTTTGGATTGATTCCATTTCTTTTTCTTTTTGTTTTTCAAGGGCTTTTATTTGTTCTTTAATTCTTTCCTTTTCAACATCACTTGCATTTTCTGCCTGTTCTTTTAGCGCCTCAATCCTATCATTATACTGTTTTTCAGAGTTTGCCAAGTCTTCTTCTAATCCGCTAAAATTAAGCCCAAAATCACCACTAGCACCACCAAAAGCTCCCCCTATCGCTCCGGCTATATTACTAACTATTGCACTTACATCAATTTCAAGTTGTGCTTTTATTTCAGGTACTGCAACTTCTTCAATCTGTGTTCTTATATCTCTGACAACTGAATCCATATCAGGAGCTATCATTTTGGGCTCGATAGGATTATTATCAACGGTAGAAATTATTGAATTATAACCATCTTGGAATGCTGTTGTATATTTATCACTTTCAATTTGAACATTTACACCAAAAGCCTTAAACTCTTCAAATACTGAGTCAAAAACGTCTTTGGTCCCGCCTATGCCTTCAACTATATATTTCTTTGCCGCATCACCTACATTTTTTATACTATTAAACGCATCACTCCATTTTTGCTTTCCGGTTATTGCGTCCTTAAAGCTTCCAAATACTTTAATCGCCTCAATGATAATGTTTATAAAGTTGAAAAAATTAGTTATCAATGCATTTATTACCGTCCCAACTATTTTTAATACTGATTGAACACCTTGAGAAATAGCGGCAAGAATATCAAATTTATGAGCAGCAAAACCAGATTTTTCCCCTAACTCCAAAAGGTTATCTCTAATATTACCACCTATCATAGAACCTAATTCGCCTATTGCCCCGGCTATACCACCGACAACCTGTTTGAGTACCTCAAAAGAACCCGCAACCATAGGAATTAAGTTAGAGCTTTTCACAAAATCATTTACATTAGTGACCAAACCGATTAAATCTTCCGATATTTCCCTTAATATAGGAGCTGCCACTCCCCCAATTGTTTCAAGCAAATCACCCCATGTGTTATTAAGAGACTTCAAACTACCACCAAGGGTGTCCCTTGCAGCTCTTGCAGACCCTCCAAATTGTGTTTCTAATTCCTTCATAATAATTGCTTGAGCCCCGGCAACATCCCCGGTATCCACAAGCGTTTTTATCATTTCTTTTTGTGATTCTGTGAATTGAATACCAACTCTAGACAATGCAGAAACACCCAAAACAGGATCATTTAGAGCTTTTCCTAATTGAACGGCACTTGATTTCATATCCTGACCCATTGCCTCTGACATATCAAGCATTATTTCTGTAGCCTGTGGGAAAACATCCTTGCCAATTTTAGTAAATGTCAAAAGCATGTTTTGACCGGATATTATGGCTTCATCACCAAAAGTGGTGACTTGTTGCAACCCGGCCGCCATGTTTTTTATCTCTGTAGCCGTTAACCCTGCTGCATGATTAGTTGATTCTAGTACTGCATTTAATTGGGTTTCAACTCTTTGTTGTTCGATAAACGCATCGATACTCTGTTTTACTACCCCGCTAAGGAGTGAAAACCCTTTTTTCAATGCGTCAACAGCTAATTGAGCTCCAATTATAGACCCAGTTATACCCTTGATTTTCCCGGAGGCTTTATCTTTTCCTACTACTTCAAGATCAACTTTTGGCATTTTTTCCTATCTCGTAAAACTTCTCTTGTGATAAAATAAACTCTATCGCTTCCCAATAAAATGGGTTTTGTATCCATTGATCCTCATACCCACCACTAAACGGCAAATTCTTAATACAACCACCCATATTGTCAAAATTAACAAACAACCTCATGATTATATCGTTCCAAAATATAAACCAATCATCTGATTGTATAGCGTTAATACTCAAGCTGTTTAACGTCCATTCTATTTCTTGTCTGTCAACTCCCCCAGGCTGTTTTCCCTCTGAAATTCTGTAATCTGTTTAATGACATAGTCCGTCATTGATTCATCATTAACCTTTACTGCTCCATACGTTTGCCAAAATCCATAATTCAATTTAATTTTCTTTTCATCTTCACCGACAAAATTATGGTTGTCAGAATCAACGGCATTTTCTAGTAACAACTTTTCAGCTTGTTTAGAATTTTCAGCTAATTTTATAACATCCTCATTATTGATTGATTCGAGTGTTGCAATCGCTTTTTTAGCGTCAATATTATTAATATCAACGTTTTTTTCGTCACTCATGTACTGTTTGGCCATGTTCATTTCTAATCCATTCATAACCATGAATGAATACAATTTAAAAACGTCCCTCTTAATCCGCTTAATCGTGATCCAAGCTTCCTCATTGAAAAACTTGCTTAGATCAACTTTTTTATCTGCCTTTGCTAATAGTTTTGATACATTAGGCATAATTTAACTCCTTAATATGTACTTGTGTTTTTATCCACCACATCAATTTCCATATGTTCGTATTTTCCACTTGCTTGTGCTTTGCCTGCAATATTAATAGTAATTCTATCAGGCCCAGTAATAGGAAAATTATATTCTGTGAATTTTAAATTTGGAATTCTAATCAGAAAATGATTATAAACTTCATTGGCAGTATCTGAATAATCCGAATGTTCACAATAAATAATGATTTCTGCTACCGTATCACCCGTAAATAATGATCTGTGTTGGCTTGTGCCACTTGCCCCGGTTGTTAAGTTTGCAGTGCCTGAAATAGTAATTTCACCGCCTTGTCGCATTGGTTCAGCTATATATTCACTTCCTACAACCTCACCAAGATCAAGATTTTGATTATAACTCACACTAAGATTTTTTACGTCCGTACATTCAATTCGATTAATCCAAATTCTGTAATTAGTCGCAATAAACGGATCATCATCCTCCAATGTCAAACTTGGAAAATCGATTGTAGCATCCTCTAACTTCCCTACTCCGGAAAAGTTAAAAGTAACAATTCCTTTTGCATCTACTGCAAGCTCAAAAGTAGAAAACTTATAGCCTGCTATGCTGAAATCGGCGGTTGCTCCTACTGTTCTATCTATAGCCATTGTATAGCTTGGTAGTGAGCTTGTAGCGGCTGCGGGTTCAATATGATGTCGTTTGCTGTCTGTACTAGAAGGTGAGCAAAACAGAAATTCAGCTCCATAATTTACTCCGCCGTCTTCTAGAGCTGTCTCGCTAAAATCGGCAATATTACCAGTGTCCGCAGAAGATAGTCCTACATATTCAGCCTCCCAACCTGTATAGCCATCGATTGCCGTTGCTAATTCTGTAGCCGTGTCAAAACTAGCGTTTGTCAAATCAATCTCTCCCGTGGTGTTAAAATTAGTATCTGCGCTTGCCGTACCACTTGTGGCCCCGACTTCAGCGTAAAGGGTACTAGAAGAACACATCAAGCTTGCATAATTCTCCGATCCAGTATACCACACAAAAACAGTAGCAGTGGGTGGATCAACTACCGCTTCATTAGTACCAAGTGCAGCATTGAACAAATGACCAGCCTCTTGGGGGTGAAAAGTCAAATTCATACCACCCTCAACTTTAGACCCAACTTTTATATCACGGCTAGTAAATAATTTTCCCATTTGTCGACCATCTTCTACACTATCACGAACATAATTCAGGTCTTCACTAACCATTGACAATGGTCTATCAGTCACCACGGCTGTTCCATATGTTGTTTCTTTTTTCATTGCTCCTTGAGCAAATTTACCAGTATTTCCAGCCATTTTTTATCTCCTTAATTTATTCTTACTTGAAAAATCGCCCCTACCGTGCGATAATATTTATTTGTATTATCTCGACTCCATAAATCCGATCTACTGCTTGCCTCATAAGTCACTTGTGTAATGCCCGCAGCATTAGGCTTATGTAAACATTTATGTAAAGCCTCAATATAGATTTCACCATGTAATTTAATTTTGTTTCTATCAGCTCCCTTATAGCTTATCATTACCATTAATTCATATAATTCTGTATCCTTGTCACCTCTTGGCCCACATAATACCCCGTCGTCTTCAATTGTGCTTTCACCTAATTCAAAATACAATTCCGGGAAAGTATTATTTTTAAAATCAGGCATTATAGTGGCTATTGTCTCGGCATTTTCTGACCTGCTTGTATTAATAGCCGTTATTTGTGCATTAATACCTTCCGTAACGTCCTCTAAATGTGTTTTAATAGCTCCCTCAATGTCATATCCGTAAAACCTAGCCATTTACTAACCTCTCTATATGCTTTTCCATTAAACCCTTTAAAATATTTTGTGCCCTTGTGGGCATAGCCTGGTGACCTTCTTTGTTAGTGTGTAAATACATTCTAGGTTCAATATTATTCCCTCCCCTACTTGTATATCCTTGCTGTACATAATAAAAATAATCTTTGCCAGTAACACCCATGATTAGCTTTTTCTTACTGATTTTTTGTTTCCAACCACTACCGCCTTGTGCTGCTGCTTTTAAGTGCCCGGTTAACACTAACATTTGCCGACCTGGATAATGTTTTTGTTTCCAGCTCAAATATTCAGGGTTATATGACGCCCATTTCTTGCCAAATATAGCCCCTCTTGTGTCAAAAGCCTTTTGGATTACCTCTGATTGATAGACTGGCACAAATTGCTTGAACACCGGCCTAAAATCATTTATCTTTTTAGCCAATCTTGACATGGCTTCATGAGTTCGCTCAGCGCCTTTTACTTTAATTTCTAGTATATCACTCAATATTCAAATCCTGTGTCATCTGTAAAATTATCCAATATGTCATCTTCATCTACATAACCAGCCGTAACCTGGTTGCCTATTACATCGCTAGTTGCCAGTCCTGACCCCGCAGCGTCAATTATCATTTGCGGGTTTTCCTGAATTTTAGTAAGAAAATCTTTGTATTCTTGCCAGTACAAACCCATTTGATTATTAGTTTCTTCAGGATTGTTATAATATGTCAATCCTATTAACCCAGCTACTCCCATAGCACATTTTAATTTTAACATATTTAAAACATTGCTATCCGTTGGCTGACTTGTTACACCTAAACTGGCTAATATCACATCAATTTCACCTGTTATTTGTGATATAACACCGCTTACTTGTGTACTTGTGGGTTCTGTATCGCTGCTATAAGTCAATTGCGTTAATGCTTGTACATCACTAATGCTACAATAATCACTCATTTTTTAGCCTTTTTTCGAGTAGTTTTCTTTACTGGTTTTACAGGTTCAATTTTTTCAATCTCAAGATCAGGGTCTTTCCAAAGATGTTTATATATTTCTTCTTCAGACTTTTTACAGTTAGAAAAATACTTTTCTAAGCTTTCAATTTCTAACATTTTTGGTATTGTATGAGCCCATCTAGTTTTATTTACAATCGTTGGATTAATTACTTTAATTCTATACATATTTACCCCTTAAAAATAAGGGGTGAGTTTCCCCACCCCTATAATTCTAGTTGTCAGTCTTACAAATTGCTGCTGGATTTCCGTAACCAGCGTTCATACGAGCAGTCACAAAATATTTAATATATTTTTTACTTCTTTGGTCTTCCATTTCAAACTTTGGCTTATCACGCATCTGATAGATGAATGGTTTTATAGGATGATTAATATTAATCAAATACCAGTCATTATCACTAGTTGATTGCCAATGGTTCAAAACGATGTCAAAAGATTGGTTGTAAATATTTGTTTTGTTACCTGACCCGTCGTAAATCTGAGTTGAATTTCTCAATGTCAAAAACTTATCATGTAGCTGAGTAGGAGCCAATACGACAAATCTAGGATTTGTATTAATTGGAATTCCATTGCCGTCTACATAACCATACATTGCATTCCTAGCAGTTCCTAAATCAGTTTCTAACTGTGCCAGGGTTGTCCCCGTGCCTGTTTTAAGATTGTCAATAGTACCAAGTTTTACGTGGGTAGTTTTGAAAAACGCACCACCATCAAAACAAGTACCATTTGCAATCATAAGATCATAGACGAGCTTATCAGGAAAATCACTGAAATTCTGAGCAATCAATCTGATTTCATCTTCAATTGACGCCCCTAATTGTTTACGTGAATCGCTCAAGGTATGTCGATCTACTGCTATACCCTGTTGCCATGCTTTGTTTTCGATTTCATATGAAAAATCTTCATAGTCTTTAAAATCAATTTCATCTAACCACTCTTTTAGATATGGCAGATTTGACAGGAATCGATAATTTTCTTTATCCGTGTCACTCTTTGTCATCCTCACAAAATCTGAGAACATATGTCCTTGATGTGAGGCAAGAAATTGATTGAATTCTACTTTTATACCCTTCAGAAGGGCTATTGGTGAATTATACATTTATTACCTCCTATTCCCAAATTCTGTAAAAAATACCAATTGTGCCAACCATACCGGCCAGCGTTGCGCTTGCTGTTGCTGTTACATATTCAGTGCTTGTTGCTTTGTCCACACCTCCATTAGTGCCATTATTCACAAGGCTTGATAATACCACGGCTGCCGTTCCAACATCTTGACCGTCAAGCAAAGTGTCGCTTGAGGTTGTGCCATTAGCGGCTACGCCTACATCTACATTGGCGGCGCCTGTTGCTGCCGTGCTAATATCTAATATACAATGAGTTATCATTATAGTTTCTGCCATTGGGTTAGCCCAAGAAAAAGCACCTCCACCAGTTGTGCCTGTGGTTGCTGTCAATGCACCCTTATAAAACCTTACGCCGTCATCCATGTAAAAAGTATTGAGTGCAACCCATCCGCTTGTACTAGATAGATAAGCAACAAGTGTCCCTACTGGTACACCTGCGTTTGCACTTTCGTCAAGATCATTGTTATTTGCTGCATACACAACTTTTCCAACATCACTTTGCGCAATTGACGAAAAAGTACAAAGTACCAAGCCGTCTACAACACAATCTCTGACCGTTTTATCTCCCGATACCGCAGACCCTTTTTCAAGTCCGCTTGTCCCTTCAATAGAACCAGCTGCACTTGTAGCGGCAGGGCCGGTTACGTTTGCTGATTTATCATAAGGGATTGCGATTACTCTTGCCTCTGCTACTGTAGTAGTAGCAAGATTAACAAGGTAACCAGTGTTATCAATACATGCAAAAGCTTGGCTATAAATAGTCTCACCATTTGCAACGGGAAATTTAACAAGGCCAGAGTAATTTTTAAAACTTTTAATCTGTTCAGCTGTTACTGCTGCCATTGTTTACTCCTTTGTCCATTCCTTAAATTTGTCAATATCCTCTTTTTTGCTAGGATCAAGTTTTTGTGCTTTCATAATATCTCTATCCTCTTGGCTTAAATCCACTTTCTCTTCTGTGTTCACTGTCATTTGTTCTGCGGGTTTTTCTGGAAGTAACGCCAATTCAGCTAATACACTTTCTTTGTCATTTTTGTATTGGCTGATTTTAAGTTCCTGTAATTTTGGATGATATTGACCTTTATCAATAGCTAGTTTAATCACTTCTTTAGCCTCTTTTTCAAGTTGTACGTTTTCAATTTGTTTAAGTTCATCACCTAACTCACTAGCGGTTTTTTCTGCTTTCTCTGCTCTGTATTTGAGCTCATCACGTTCTTTTTTAACGCCTTCAAGCTCTGTTTGCATATCTAATACCGCATTTAAAACAACCTGATCTGATGCCTCAGAGTTCAAACCTAAAGCCATATTTAATTCTGTCATTTTAGACTCCTCTTTTTTGTTTTCCTTCTCTTTGCCTAATTCCAGTTTTAGCTGTTCTTGCAATTTTGGCATAGTTGCCAATAATGCAGGCACATTAGTCAATGAAACCGAAAACAATACATTTTTATGTAATTTTTTCTCGTTGTCCGTCAATTCACCGAATGACGGGCTTAAATATCTATATTCACGGCTTTTAATTGCTTTTACACCTAAGTCATTAAGATTGAGTGTTGCATATAAGCCGTTATCTTTTATAGTCAAATTCTCAATATCGCCATAACTTTCTTTTAATTCATGCTGTTTGTCCATGAATGGTTCAAAGGAAACTTTACTATCAAAATTATTAATAATCTCACCAAAAAAATCATTGTTAAAATTAAGATACTTATCATACCTTTGCACATAATATTTACCACGTGGGAAAATTATAATCTCTTGAGGTTCTTTAGTTGGTTTTACGTTGTTTTCCATTTCAAGCATGTACAAATCATTTACATTGACATTTTCTAAATTAATCATATTACCTCCAATGGTACTAATTGACATCTACAGGCATCACCACCCTCACAAAGTGGGTTAAGCGGGCCAGATAGCATGTTAAGCCCTAAATCAATTCCCTCTTTGAATGTAAATTGTGAGCCGTCTAAAGGTGCACAATTAATACACACATTTTTATCTAGTATTGCCGTATATTCTAATAGCCTAATTACATCTTTGTTTTCTTCACTTGCTCTTGCTCTTCCGTCTGTGTAGGAATTTTCAACGGTAAATATCACGGCATTTTTATTTTTCTTGTATGAATCCTTTAATTTAACCGTTGCGTATTCCCTTAACCCACCAACTTGGGAAATAGCTTGCTTTGGCATAGCTACAATTCTATTTAATCCGTCTTCTAAAGCAGTCCATAATCTATCTATAGCCCTAAGTATAGAGCTTTTTTTCCTGCCAACCTGTAAATTAATAATCTCTAAGTCTTTATTATTGTTTTTAAGTTTATCAACTTCCTTATTAAAATCACGCCGTCCACGATTAAAACCTTTATCATAAAAATCACCCATGGCCTGTTGAGCCTCTCTCTTAAACCTTAACCGAAATGACCCGTTACTTTCAATTTGTTCTATCGCATCGTTTAAAGCCTTTGCATACAATGCATTAAGTTTGTCTTTTGTCTGTTTTGCCATCTCTTCATAATGTTCTATTGCACTTTGTAATGAAAATATATCAGAAATAGAATCTTTAATCACCATTGTGTCAAGATCATATTCCAATGACAAAGCATCCTCTTTTTTATCCTCTTTTTCTTCTTCTTCTTTTGGTTGCGCTATTTGTTCGGCAATCTGTTTTTTCTCTTCTTCTATTTGCTCAATTTGTTTTACTGTTAATTCAGGCAATCCGAACATTTTATTAATTAAGACTTTTAGTTCCGGTGTAATATCGATTAATTTAGACTGTACTAAACCAGCTAGATTTTCACGGACTTTTGTTAAATCATGCTGTTTCAAGCTCTCTAATTGTATTTGTGGGCGTTCATCAAAAGCCAGTATTAAATGACTTTCATCTAGTATCTTATCAATCATCTTTTGATGTGCCCTTTGTAAATCATTCAATACCGCAAGAGATCGCATTTCATAAGGACTTTTATGCGCTTCAGTAGCTGCCCTTGATCCGTTCTCACCTATTCCGGTTGTAATGAATTGAGATAAAGTATTAAATAACATTTGCCTATCTAAATATTGCAACATAGGCATGTTTTGTGTCTGGCCTTGTAGAATAACAGGATTAAATTTATATTGATTTTCAGCGTCAATTATATAAGCCTCTTTTGTGTTTGCTATAGTCCTTCCCATTGTTTTGCACTTACTGATTGAGCTTGTTTCATCTGTAGCACCTTCCATCACAGTAAATCTTGGAATCATGCCGCCCCTGCGAATAGCTGTTGACGTTCCGATAAGAATATCCTGTTTGTATTTCCAAGCCATCCTAGCAGGCCTTAAAATAGACCGTCCACGAACGTCATTAAACTCCTGATCATTTGTAATCAGTTGTAATTTGTCCAAGTAAATATCAACAAACTTAATCCCGCCGTTCAGCGTTTCTTTGGTGTGTTTAATACCCTTAAAGTGCATATTTTCAGTGTATAGATATTCATGTATAGTTTCATATTGAATAGGTGACATATAAGCCAGCCGCTTTGTGATAGCTCCATTCCATTCATCTGTAATCCAAACATATTCAAAAAGGATATGCCCGTAAGGTAGATATAATAAACAGTGTCTTTTATAATCGTCGTACGAATACAAAAACGAATCAAAAGTGTGTTCAATATATTCAACGGCTTGTTTGTACTTTGTATTCTCTTTGTCTGCCCTGAACGAATGACCACCTGTTAAAATAGGCAGCGTTAAAATATCAATGCTTGTTGATGCTATACAATCGCCGTTTCTCATTTTGATATAATCTTCAATCAATGTATCTCGACTTATATCATCATATTCACTTGCAGTAATATCACCGCCGTATACACCCAACCCGGGCGTTGACTTCTGCGCTTTCTCAAGCTTTTCTTGGAGTGCCATAATTTCTTCTTTTAATTTCTTATTTCCGAACATCGCCCCTCCATTGCGTATAGCATATGCCTAATCTTTGAGCCTGTTTAGGGTATTCTTTTTTCATAACTTCATCACTCATACATCGCTCAATAAATTTCTTTTCTTCTTCATCCGCTCTTGGCTTTGGTAATGGCATCAAGCCTCCAATAATTGACAATAATAATTATGCGTTTCCATTGCCTCTAATAATCTGTTTATGTCAATTTTTAATTCATTTGCTTTTTTAAATGAATCTAGAATAATATCCTTAGATGTATCTAAAATCCGTTTCTTTTCTTCTGCTGTCATATTACCGGCGTTTACTTTTTCAATGACACCTTTCATGCCTGAATACTGATAGCCAAGAGCAATTTGATTTTCATACTCTTGTAAGCACTTGACTAATTGATGTTTCACAAAAGCTTTCCTTGCTTTCAACTTCTCCTCACCAATAGGTTGATCCTGGTAACCGTACAAATAAGAGCTGCTTAATATATCGCTTTCCTTGCTCACATATACATTAATCCCTTTACCACGGGCCAGGCCAATTAAATACTCAAGGCACGGCCTTTGATATTCGTATTCACTGCCAACCGAAAGGTTAGCTTTCTTAATATGTATTTCTTTGTATCCCTGGTAGATTGCCAAAGCTAACATATAGGCAAAAGTTGAGGTAAAATAATTTTCTCCCGTTAGCTCTTTGATTTCATCCAAAGGATATACAATACATTCATGATCAAACAATCCGGCAATCTTTTTACTCTGAACATACACCTTGCATTTGAATCTATTATAATCGCCTTTGACCATTAGTTGTTTTACGTCACTATATTTATGCAGCTCAAACAACACATCTAATCTAGGAATATCGTTATAATATACACATGACCCGGTTGCCCATATCTCGCTTGACTTATCATAATAATCTACAAGTTCGTTTGACCATGCCGAACCAATTATAATTAGTTTCTTCATACTTTCTCTTTTTTCTCCGGCTTTTCTTCAATCGGTGTACTCAAAGCCCTTAATAAATCATTGAATTGTGGTACCTCACCACCACGCAAATTAACCCGGTTTAAAAAAACTTGTAAACTTTCCATTTGATTTTTGTTTAGTTCAAATTTCATTTGTTTTTCCCCTTGTCCATTTTTGGTAATTTTTTTTTGACTTTCCCATTAATCTTGAGAAATTTGGCTTTGTTCTTTTTAAGCCTCATATCCCTAGGCGTGTTTTTTTTTGGTTTTCCGCCCATGTTTTCCTCCTTTCTTCTTAAACAGTTTTTCAATTTTAGATGTAATTTCGACAATCGTATCCGTGTCTTTCTTAATTAGCATGGCTTTTTGTGAAATACTCATACAAATACTCCTCATTATCCTAGCTCCCGTTCAATAATAGTTTCAATTTTTGCCATAGCCTCTCTAATCGTGTGTACATCATTCGACACGCTATCTATGTTTTCATAGATTTTACGCTTTTCGTCTTTCCTGTCCAGCCTATCACATTTTATTTGGCTGTTAACCTCTGCAAATTCTTCTTTGATTCGTTTCTCTGCTTCCTGGATATACGCTTTTCGTTCTGCATCATCTTTCGCATTCTGTTTAATCAAAATACGATTATAAAAAGCATACCCAAAAATCATAATTAACATAGGAACCAGAACGGGAAACAGTTCCCAGTTTTTTAGTAAATTGTCTATGTATTCCATAAATCCCTCCTAAAAAGCTTTAAAGTAAGCTTTCTCCCCTCATTAACCACTTAAACATCACGGCGTACTAATTGTGTCATTTCCCAATAAGTCTTTGTGTTATACGGCCCGCCGCTTACCGTTGTATTTTCTAAATGATGCATTACACTATCGGTAATGCTAATATCAGGCCCGAGAACCTGGCCAAGTATTTTGTTCATCAAAGCACCGTCAATGTGCATAAGATTTTCACTTGCTGCATTTTCGCCAAATAACTCAGTTGCATCATTTGTGTTTCCTGAATCCCAATAGGCAAAATCTGTAATGTCTGATTCATTCCGCCACTCTTGCAAATCTCTCAAATTCATAAGAGCCTCAACAAATTTCCCAACCTGTTTCACAGTTTCCAAAGCTATATCTTGAGCGATAATTTCTTGATTTACTGCCATTTTTTTCTCCTAGGCAACTAAGCCTAAATTCTGTAATTTCGTTTCTAATTCGTCTAATCGTGTTTGTAAATTAGCGATAACAGATAACACACTGTTACCCTCATCCTTTGTTGCGAATCCATACGGACTCGAGTTTGTTAAATCTTGTATTGCATAATCCGGAGTGCCTGGCGCCGTGTGTGTTATAGTTGTCAATTGTGCTGTTAGTGAAGTTGGTTGTACTATCGGAGTAGCATTGTAAAAACTTAGTTTCTGATTTGTTGCCGTTCCAAATTTCGTACCCGTGACGGTACCTATTACAACATCACCACCATCGAACAATGTCAAATTACCACCGCTTGTTAGTCTTAATCTTTCGGCTGCTGCACTTCCTGTTTCTTTTAGTTTCCAAACTAAATCTGCACTTTCATTTCCACTAGTTGCTCCTGTCCAGACACACTCCTCAATCGCTGCTACATCTTCATTGTCTCCCGAATCCTCAAGTACCCATTCAAGTCCAACCCCAAAACCTATGCTTGCCGTGCCATCTGTAATGTGTGCTAATTTGGCAACATTGGTAACGGCTGCTGTTACTGAATCATCCGCCATTATCTTAAATCGTCCTGTGCCTTGTAATTGTGGATTACAAGCTAAGTCTGTGCCATCATACCAAATGCCACCATCTTGAGCTGCACCCCAAATAAATTCTCTATCATCATTGTCTATCCAAATCGGGCCTTTGAACAAACTTTTTACGGTCGTATCCGAGTATAACGCATACCAATTTGATGGGGTGGGGATTGGGTTTCCAGCCTTCAAATACAATATGTACAAATAATCAACATTAGACGCCCCAGCAGCAGAAAAATTAATATAATCGCCATAACATCTGGTAGTACCTGAAATATTGCCGGGCTGAGGCGGCGTTACTGTCATGTAGTTACCATACTGAGTCACGTTATAAGTACCCGCAGTGTCTTGTAATGTCATTGCGCTTACAGTTGTATAATTTCCATATTGCAATGACGTTGCCGTGGTGTTAGCGTTATTTAAATATTTCGCATTCTGTACAAAACTATAAGTACCGTATTGAGTAATAAAAGCGTACTCCTCAGCTGTTATAGTCCCCTCGGTTGCTATTACCGTGCTTTGTGTCCCTATTTGTTTTAATCTCGGCCCGTATTCCTCGTCCGTTCCCGTATAGTTGGCTCTATCTATTACGTATAGATAACTGCCCCATTGTTCCATCTGGTAGCCTAAATCATAACCTGTCTGGTCAAAATCTGTGTAATTAGTAACAAGTACCTTATTTCCATATATGTCACAGTCTACATTTTGCAATCCGTTAGTATTGTTATACTCTAAATCAAAATCAAAAGAAACAATTTCAAACCCTGTCAAATTATCTTCTGTATAATCTTGATCTATTGATAGTGCATATCTGCCGGTTGTTACTATTTCAAACTTGCCTAAATTTTCATCAAATTTCAAATCTGAATCATAAGTAGAACCATCAAACCTTATTGTAATATCATTTGCGGAACCATCGCCAAGAGTCAGTAAATGACCATTCATTGTAATATCGTCTGTACTGGTTAGTTGTTCAGCTTGTACAGTCCCTGAAAAAGTCCCATGAACCATGTTAGTCAAATCATAAGTTGATTGACCATCCAAATCACCGCCTAATTGTGGGGTTGTATCATTTACGATATTAAGATAATAAGCACCTTCCTGACCATCTAATAAATCGGCGTTGAGGTTATCACATAATGTAGTTGATGCTATTGTTAGCGGCTTTGTTCCAGTGGTTACGTCTGATTGAAATATTTCCGCTCTTATTTCAAATGATCCTGCATCCCAATTGCCCGTCAATGATGTAGTACCATCACGTTTGACATAATCCGTCAAGTCACTGGTCAATGCTACGGTTCCGTCACTATCGGGCCATGTGTAAGTCCTGGTAGTACCTGTAGATATTCCAGAACATTCAAAGTTAAGAAGTTTTGTATTATCTCCATTGTCATAAACACTAAACACATCATCTGAAAATGAGCTTACTGTTTTTGTCAATACAGAATAACCAAAGTTCAAAAGACAACTCCAATTTTATAAGTACTTGCTAAGCCGCTTGTAGTAATGCTTTTAAATGACTCAAAAAAACTATTGTATGCCGAGCTTGCAGGAACCGGAATACTTAACGTCGTATCATCTGAAAACGTAATTGTTACTGTTAGTTCATTACTTGTATCCGTGTTCACTATCTGCAAACCTCTCGCATTGTTACCCGCCAACGAATATGGGTAACTGCTAGAATCATCAAGGAATAAATCTGCAAACCCTTGATTGTATTGAGCTCTCACGATACCGCCTTATAAGCTAAACATGCTCCGGCCGCTAATTTGATTACCGTAAACGTGCCATGAAATACCGTTCCGGCTGAATAGCTAACCCCTGAGCTATGAGTAGTACCGCCACGGTTAGCATCAGTCAAAGTCGTAAAGCTTGTAGAATCTTCAAGTATTACTACCTTGACCCAGTTACCAGACCTTGAGGTTGTGTCATCAAATAAAGTAGTGCCGAAAGAACCAGCCAAGGCCCCGTCTAATTGTATCTTGCTATCATATGCGCTCATTATTGCCTCCAAATAAAAAAGCCGATACTGACCACCTAGTATTCTTTTTGAGAATCTAAATGATCAATATCGGCTTGTTGTTTTGATCCCG